GCTTAAATCCTCTGATGTTACCGTTTGCGTCGGTGGAAATATAAGGATTTAGAGTTCCGCCTTCTGCTAATACTTGAAAGCCCCCCCCGTGAAACGCAACGGCCATAAATGTATAGCCCGACGTGCCGAGGCTGTAGGCGGCTGAAGTCGCAAGCCTATTGCTGGTCCCATTAAACGTGATGACTTTTCGGCCATTCTGAGAGTTGGCATAAGAAGGCTGGTTGTTTGCAATTGCTTGAACGACGTTCCTTGCGTTGCCGCTCTTGTCGCCCCATGCACTTACTGTGGATCCGTTAAGCGTGACCGTGCTTGTATCGGCCGCATCAAGCCACCACGCAAGCCCGGCGAGGCTGCGGGGGCTGAACCCGCTTGCCAACGGCCTCAACAATCTCGGGGACATAGCCATTTGTATGACGCTCTAGTGGTGATTGAGGGTCTTAAGCAGGGCGGCCGACAAGGTGCCAGGAGTCCACCGCAGAAGTAAAAGTGTTATTGGAGAACACGGCACCGGTATCAGCGCGGAAGTACCTAGCATTGCCCGCACTGATCAAGTTCAGTCCACCAAGCGGGGCGGTTTCTACCGCCCCGCCAACGCGAACAATCGGCCCGACAGCGACCCCGCCAAAAACATTGGGCGTAGCCGTTGGCACGCCGGGAAATGGTGTCGCAGCAAGAGCCAGCAGGATCGCTTCCATCTCGTCTGCTATTTCTGTATCGTCATACCACGGCGATGCTGTTAACAGCGGAACCCGGAGCGCAAATGTCGGACTGCCTTGATCGCGGTACAAGATGCCGGAAATGATGTAGTCGCTGCCGCCAAGAGTTGCCCGCAGGAAGTCCAGCCGCCCATCGCGGTAGACGCGAGAGATAGGCGTGGCACCCAGTGCCAGCGTTGCCGCAGCGGAGCCTAGTTGGAGGGGCATGACGCTCTAGCCTTTCTGTGATGCCTTACGGATTCGGCGTGACGATGTACAGGGTGGTAGCGACTGGTATCAGGGCGTCGCAGGCGGCCTGCGTCAGAGAGACGATCTTGGTGATACCTGTGGCGGACGGGAAGGACTGCACCACACCAGCGACGGACTTGCAGAACAGGAGGCCGTCCGTGGAGTTGAGAGCGACCTCGCCCTCTTCCAGGACTGTCGGGACAGCGCCGGTCACAATGGATTCACGGACCCGCACCGGGGCGAGAGTGTCTTGCGGAAGTTCAAATGTCATCTTTAGCCCTTGGCCATAACGGTCATTGCGCAGGTCGTTCCACCCACCACTACTGGAACCACGTAGTTCACGGCGAAGCAGGCGTCTGGTACTGGGTGGATACCCACGGTCACGGCGGATGTCACCGCTGCACCATCGTTGTAAATCTGCTGGGGGGTCACGGCCGGATCGACCGTCCCGTGCCAGTTGATTCCCGTGCAGGAGTTAGTGGCGGCGATCATTACGCACGCCCCGCCGAAGCGACCGAAAGGAAACATCCCGGCGGTGGTGGCGGCTGTGGAGCTAGCCGTGATCACTGTGCCAGGAGAGAAATGCCGTGCGATCTCGTTCATAGCCGTCCCTTTACCTTGTAGGCTTGCTGTTCAATGATCCGTTCCCGCAGCTCGCCCACTTTTGCTTTGGGGTTCGTTCTGCGGGCTTTGCGGATTTCGTCTTGGATGATCGACTCGGCCAGCACGGTGCGCTTCACGGGCACGGGCGGCGGATCGTATTTCACGTTGCCTTCGACGTGCAGCCGACGCTTCACGGCCACCCGGCGAACGTCGTCATTGGACGACACCCAGGCCTCTGGGTCGCACCACCCCCGCTTATCCGCAATCCCCGCACAGTAGTGCTTGCCGGAAATGCTAATCCCCGCACGGCGGGCCTCGGCCACCATATAGCCAGCCTGCCGCTTGGGGAGCGTGTCTAGTTGCTGGTTGCCCTGCCTGCCTTCCATAAACGCCCGGTCTGACCCAAGCGTTCCTGGAGCGACCTGGAGAGCACACATCACCGCCCAGCGTTCGCCGTGCGGCAGGGCTCGTTCGTAGGTTCGCATGGCCTCGGGGCCGGCGGAGCGGACTTCAAGCGGGTAGTTCATATAAGACTATTGTCCGGGTGGGGCTTCGGGAGGTGGGGGAGGTTGCTCTTGTGGAGGTTCTTGGGGTTGCGGCGGCGGGGGAGGGGGAGGAAGAGGTACGAAATACTTGGTCACGTCCACGTTCATGGCCTTGCCCCAGTCTTCCAGGAGGGCGTTGAAGATTTGGGGCTGGCCCGCTTGCATCAATCCCTGCGCCACGGGCATCATGATCTGCATGGAGCTGTTCATGTTCTCAATGCGGGTGGCGATATTCGGCTTCCTGACCGACCCAGCCTCAACGCGGTAGGAGTACTCGCGGACTACGGATTCTGGGTCTTCCCCTTGGACGTGCATCTGCCACGCCTGCGCCGCCAGCGGACCCAGAAGAGGGGCGACATCCTGGGGGTAGATGAGCCACCGGGCCAGAATGGCTTCTTTCCTTGCAACCTCAGACAGAGCGTCTTCCAAAATATTCGCATAGTCGTCAGGCCGCACGGAAATCTGCTCAGACTTCACGGCCGCTTCTGCGGCACTTCTGAAGGATGAACGGGTCATACCGTAAATTAGCTCGGTCAGGCCGACTCGCCTATCAAACAGTGCCGTCACTTCAGCGATGATGTTGTACAAATCTGGAGAAACACCGGGCTGCTGGAAGACCGAGATCACGTCGTTGACCGACCGGCCCACGGCTTCGCTGATTTCTACGATGTTGAAGCCGCCTTCGTTGCGGTCCAGAATCTTGGCTTTGAGATCCGGGTCGGCGGACTTTGCCACACCGATGAGCGTCTGGGAGGAGGTGGCAATCCGGGTCGCCAGGAAGGACATCGCCCAATTGATAAATCGAAGCTCCCCGATCCCGGCGCGAATCAGCGACAATGGCCAGGAGTAGCCCGGCTTGCCGTGCCAGGCCAATAGCGTGAACGGCCAGCCGCCGGGCTCCATCCAGAACGGGATCGGCCACTGGGCAGCCATGAACAAGGTCGGCGGAACACCAGTCTCGTCCACCTCCTCCTGGAGCATGGCGGGCGGGATGTTCAGAGGAAACTCCACCCCCTCGGCAACCACTAGGTAGCAGTTGGGGCCCAGCGAATCGAACTTGCCACGGAGGTCGCGGTCGCTGTCTTTGAGCCGATCACCGAAGCCGGTCTTGGAGTAGATTTCGTAGTAGACGATCAGGTCGTTGGTCTTGCCTGTCTTCTTCTTGTGCTCATACCCGCGCTCCGTAGCATCAGCCGCGGTGGAGTACGATTCGACGTGCCCTTTAAGGTCGTCGCGGGTCAGGCCGTACCGGGCTGCAACTTCATCGACCGGACCCACCCGGCGACGAGCGGCCCAGCGGATGTCCTCAAACTCGTCGGCGTCGGGATCCCAGCACAGATTGTCGATGGTGTCGTAGAACGAACCGGCGAACTTCACCTGCCCGCCCGGAGGCTGAAGAAGCTCATGCCACCACTCCCCGGCACCTTTGATGAACGCCTCTTCCACTACCTTTCGGCTGTGTTGTTTGAGGTTCAACTCATTGGGGGTGTAGTTGAGGTACTCCTCCATCAGTTGGCCGATCAGCTTCCGCCGCTCCGACAGGAACTGCTGCTGCTGGACCGCCTGCTGGTACTGCTGCATCTGCGGGTCGGGCATCATCACCATCTGCCCATCCGGCCCCATGACCGGCTGGCCGTCCGGGCCCATCATCGGCACCGGAGGCTGGGGGAAGATTCCCAGCATCTCCGGTCCGATCTGCGGGTAGGCCTTGGGGGTCACCGTCCGCGCAGGATTGCGGTGGTGGATCACGGCCGTAAAGATCCGGACCGCCTCCCAGACACGGTTGATCATCATCCGAAACGGCGGGGGGTCGATGCCCTTGTTGTATCCCCGCTCACCGCGGGCGTGGGAGTCCTTCCACATGAAGTCCGGATCGCCGGCAAAAAACCCCATCGCCTCGGCCGCATCGTCGGCAAAGGGCTTCTTGTACTTCTGGCCTTGCTTAATGCACTCTAGCCAGCGCTTCACTAGCGGTCGCAGCGGATTGTCGTCAGCCATGGAATCTCCTAATGACTACTGCCCCTTTAAGGCTTCTTGGGGGCGAGCTTGCGTTCCAGGTTGCTGACACGCTCGGAAAGGATGGCAATTCGGGGGTCTGACGGCCGGTGGGCCCAGTAGCCGTACCGCTTCCAGTCCGGGAATTCATTGACTCCAGGATCGTCTACGTGGTGAACGCTGGGCTTTACCACGCCGCCCAACTCCCCGGCCAGGGCCCAGAGGGTCAGGGTGCGAGCGGCCTTTACGGACACAAATGCAGGCGTTGGCGGGGCACCCTCATGGGCGTAAAACAGGACGATGTCCCCAAGGTCGGCGGACGGCATTTCGTAACTCACTTCGTACTCCCATTGGGCCCGAGGATGATGCAGGGGTCTTGCGACTCCTGCTGGCGGCGTGTGCGTTCCACCTTCCATTTGACCCACCACGGTTCGGGCCCGTAGGACCGTGGGGGCGTGTGATACTGGGGTTCGTAGGCGCAGAGGTATTCCAGA